ATGGAACTCAAGGAACCACAGGTACTCAAGGAACCGATGGAACTCAAGGAACCACAGGTACTCAAGGAACCGATGGAACCCAAGGAACCGATGGAACTCAAGGAACCACAGGTACTCAAGGAACCGATGGAACTCAAGGAACCACAGGTACTCAAGGAACCGATGGAACTCAAGGAACCACAGGTACTCAAGGAACCGATGGTACCCAGGGAACTACAGGTGCTGGTACTCAGGGAACTGATGGGACCCAAGGTCTAGATGGTACTCAAGGAACCGATGGTACCCAGGGAACTACAGGTGCTGGTACTCAGGGAACTGATGGAACCCAAGGTCTAGATGGTACTCAAGGTCTTGATGGTACCCAGGGAACTATAGGTGCTGGTACTCCAGGTGAAGATGGTCCTGGTTTAAGGTTTGATATCGGTATAACAACAACAATCTATCATTCGGCTTCTAATGATATCGATGGTTTTGTTGCCGTTGCAAAATCTTTCCCATCAACAGCAGGAAAAACTTATGAATTACTAAGCATACATGCTGCAAATATATCTCCCGCAGATGTTTATTTTACCTCACATGTTGATTTCAATACTGGAAGTAATACTTGGAATGGTGTTCCTTTAACTAATAAGGTATTAGTTCCATACCAAGGAGCACTTGAAGTTATCGATCAGTCATTGGTCATGAACCCTCAAGACAAATTAAGATTTGCATCCTTTGTTGGAGTAGGAACCACTGCTGCCGGAGTCAATAATGCTTTAGATTGTTGGGTTACTTATAAAGAAAGAACTGATACAACTTATGTTGGAATTGCAGCATCTATAGGAGTTACTGGAATTCATACTGTATTTACGGCAAGTTCAAATCCATTCTCATTAAATGTAATCAATTTGACAAATTATAGTGATATTTTGGATGTAGATGTTTCTGTTTCTATTTTTAGATTAGGAACAATCAGACAAGGTTATCTTGTCAAAGAGTTGACAATACCACAGAATAGTGTGGTTCAAATTCTACAAAAAGAAAAAAGAATTGAACCAACGGATGCAGTTGTTGTTGAGGTTGGAGTTACAAGTTCAATATCAGTTAATCTTTCCGGAAGATATATAACTTGATGTGAATATTATTTTTGATGTTTAATATTAAAAAGGGGGAGTTATTTCCCACTGTATTTTACAGTTCTAATATTTTTGATGAAAAAGAAAATGAAAAATATAAAAATTTTTTGATTGATCTATCTAAAAAAACTTCTGGAAAGATAAGAAGTAATAGAGGTGGATGGCAAAGTGATACTGATCTCTGGAATCAAGAAATTTTTAAACCACTCTTAGAAAAGACGACAATTATTGCACAGAATATTATTGCGGATATAAGTAAAAAAACACCACAAATGGTTATTAGATCCATGTGGGGAAATATTAACCCAAAAGGAGGAATGAATTTTTCTCATGTTCATCCATCTGGTTGGATGAGTGGAGTATATTATATACAATTATCAAAAGATAATAATTCAATCATGTTTGAGGATCCACGACCAGCAAGAATGATGGATTTCCAAAGAAGTTGTTTAATTAAAGATGAGTATTTTACACATCAGGTAGAGATTGGAGATTTACTTTTATTTCCATCCTGGCTTCCACATTCTGTTGTACCAAACACATCAGACGAAAATCGTATTTCCATTTCCTTTAATATTGAGTTATTAGTATGAGCGTTTTAATTGCACTGCCTTGTTATGGCGGACTTGTTAGTGATAAAACTGCCAAGGGATTGTTTAATCTTGGCAAAGATTTGAGATCAAATCAAATTGATCATGGTTTGATTACTCTTGCAAATGAGAGTCTAATCACAAAAGGTCGATCAAGGATTGCCAATTTCTTTATGAATAATACTCAATATGAGTATGTAATGTTTATTGATGCTGATGTTGGATTCACTTCTGAAGATGTATTAAAACTTCTATCACATCAAAAGGATATTGTATGTGGCGCATATCCAATGAAGAGTATTCCATTACAATACAATTATAATATCTCTCAACCACCGGTAGCAGAGAATAGTTTGGTAAAGATTGAAAGTATTGGATTTGGTTTTGCTCTTATTCACCGTAGAGTATTTGAAAAAATAAAAGAGAACTATGAAGATCTAAAATATATTCCTGCACAGGGGCATTCTACCTATCCAATTACTGAAGCAGAATATTATAATTCATATCACTATTTTAATGAATTGAAAAAAGACATGAGTTATCTTCCAGAAGATTTTTCGTTCTTTGAAAGAGCAAAGAGTGTTGGATTTACCGCATGGTTAGATACAACAATTCGTTTGTGCCATGTTGGTTCTCATGTATTTCAGGAAATAAATATAGAAAAATAGAGTGTTATAAATGGCTGGCGTATTTGGTTTAAAGACGACATATAAAAAACAAATTAAGGATATTTGGACTTCTTATGATCCTCAGTATGGTTATATATTTTCTTCTTCAACCGAAATTGACCAGTATGATTTTAACAATAGTACTACTAAACTTAGCGATATAAGTTTATCTCTTCAACAATCTTCCATTTCTGGAATGGTTGGTAAAGAACATGCTTATGCTGTTGGTGGATATTCTAGTTTAGTTAGTCCAAACTATATATCCAGCGTTGATAGAATTGATTTTACAACTCATGCTCGTGCTTCTGTAAGTGGACTTGATACTACGAATTGGTGGACAAGTAATAGAGTTAATGCTCAAAATGCAACCATGTCAACAATCAAATATGGATATGGAATGGCATGTCATGGTTATAGTAGTAATCATTTGGGTAGTGGAATTGATAGAGATAATGCTCTCGTATATTCCACTTCCAATGAAACAGTATCTAGTCCTATTTATTTCCCAAGTCCAACACCAGAAGGGATGTTTTTGACCCAGACTGCTGCTGTTGAAGCACCAAATCAATCTAAATTTGAGTTTGGATATATTTCTGGTGGTTATGGCAGAATACCCCCATCTAACCCCCATGCATATCGAAATATTATTAGAAAACTTGATTTTTCATCCAAAGTAGTTTCTACTTTACCTGGTGTTTTATCAAATATTAAAGCAGAACATAGTGGTGCAAGTAGTAAAGAACATGCTTATTTTTTTGCTGGAATGGGTCCTTCCGGATCATGGAACTCAGTAAACAAGATCGAATTTAGTAGCGATACAGTGTCTCCCTCGACTTCATTTCCAGTTAATCTTAGAAATGGTGGAGCATTTCCGGATGGAAATAATTTTGCTTACGTTGTTGGCGGAAAACCAACTTATAATGCTCCCAATAATACAACAAATATTTACAGATTTGATTATTCAAATTCCACTTATACCTTAGGAACCGAAAAAATATCTGCCGAAGCAGCAGCGGTAACAGCATTTGCAGAATCGCCAAGAAAACCAATCACTAGATTTTCAACCATTTATACTGCTAAAAATGGAAATCCAATTTCACAATCTTATGGTTACTTTGCCGGTGGGTTTGCTCCACCTCAGGTTTGCACCATTGACCGCATTGATTTTTCTAGTGAAACTGTAGTAGGACCACCAGTTCATGGAGCAAATTTAACTCAAGCAAGAAATAATTTAGCAGCAGTTTCTAATTCCAATTATGGATATTTTGCTGGTGGTTTTGCCCCACCTTTGGTTAATCTTATTGATCGACTTGATTTTTCTAACGAAACAGTAGCAGTACCTACAGTAGGAAATGGGTTAAGTCAACAAAGAACTAATCTTTGCGCACTTTCCAATTCTAATTATGGTTACTTTGCCGGTGGTAATAATGGAGTTACGCGGTATTGCGTCATTGATCGTCTAGATTTCTCCAATGAAACAGTAGGAACACCACCAGGAGGATTAACTAAACCAAGAAGTGCATTAACAGCACTATCTAATTCAAATTATGGTTACTTTGCCGGTGGCAATGATGCGGTGAGTTATTTTAATACTATTGACCGAATTGATTTTTCTACCGAAATTGTGGCAGTGCCTCCAGTAGGAAATGGGTTAGATAAAATAACAGAAGGTTTAACAGCAGTCTCTAGTTCTAATTATGGTTACTTTGTTGGTGGTTCTAGTCCAACAATTCCAGGTGACACTTGTGCCATTGATCGTTTAGATTTTTCCAGTGAAACTGTAGTAGGACCACCAGTTCATGGAGCAAATTTAACTTTAAAGAGACGATACTTAGCAGAAAGTTCCAATTCCAATTATGCTTACTTTGCTGGTGGTTATAATGGAACTACGTGGTATTGCACCATTGACCGTATTGATTTTTCCAGCGAAACAGTAGCAGTACCTTCAGTAGGAAATGAATTAACTCAAGCAAGATATGGTTCAGCAGGAGTCTCAAACTAACTGATAAATAATCAAAACTACATTATTCTATATGAAATCTGGTGCGACTGAAAGTTCTTTTCATTATCTTTCTCAACATTATACTTTTCCAGAAAATGTTGATGTGCAGAGAACAACGCATGAAATTATAAAGTCAGATAAAAAATATAAAATTATCTGGGCACATGATAATTGTGACCAGATGGGACACAAAGATCTTCCACAACATGTGGATAAAGTTGATGGAATCGTTTGCGTTTCAAATTGGGAAAGGGAGCAGTTTATAAAGTATAACAGAGCACCAGCAGAGAAACTTCATGTTATTCCAAATGGAGTGCATGAGATGTTTCGTCCATCTGGAAAACCAAAGTCAAAGACTTGTATTTTCTTTTCGGCACCACACAAAGGAGTTGCTCCTTTGGTTCCTATTTGGAAAGAAGTTATTAAGCATCATCCAGATGCAAAACTCAAAGTATTTTCTTCCATGTCTCTTTATGGAGATATTCAACCAGGCGAAGGGGATAATGAAACTGTCACTGGACCAAATGGACTAGAACCATCACCATTTATTCCTGTTTATAAAGAACTTAAAGAACTTCCTGGTGTCGAATATTCTCCTTGTATTGATAGAGAAGAACTTCTTTCTCATATTCAGGATGCTGCTTTTTATATCCATCCTAATGTCTGGGAGGAAACCTTCTGCGTGTCTTTGGCAGAAGCAATGTCTTGTGGATGCTTTCCTATTACAACAGGCATGGGAGCACTTCCAGAGACTTCTAACTGGATGGGTAAATATATTCCAATGTCAGGACAGAATACTTTAAGAGGTTGGATTCCTGATGAAACTTTTCATAAAAACTTTGCCGAGGAAGTAATTCGTGCTCTTTCGGCATTTGATAAGGTTAGAGATGAATATAATGATATATCAAAAAAAATATCAATGTATGCCACAAAAAATTATAATTGGAAAATAATATCAAATAAATGGAAATATTATATAGATGTTATAACAAAAAAAATTCCAATTTTTATTTTTGAAAGAATGACTATGGATGAAATTATTTTTAATAATGTTTATATTAAAAATGATTATCAAATTAAAAATTTAAAATCTACTGATGTTGTAATTGATATTGGAGCACATCGCGGATCTTTTTCAAAATTGTGTCTTGATCTTGGATGTAAAAATGTTGTTTCTTTTGAACCAGAAAAAGAAAATTATAACTTATTACAAAAAAATTTGGAAAGTTATTCCGGTGTTAGAACTTTTAATATGGCAGTCTATGGACACAATGCTAATGAAGTAGATCTTTATTCATATCCAACAAAGTGGAATACTGGTATGAATACATTATACAATATTAAACAAGAAGGATATAAAAATTATTCGATTCAAAAGGTACGGTGCATATCTTTAGATGATATTTTAAATCAATTGGAAAGAGTGCGATTAATAAAAATAGATACAGAGGGATCGGAGTTTGAAATTATTATGAACTCGAAACTTCTACATAAAGTCAATGAAATTGTTGGGGAATTTCATAACAACGTAACTTCAAAATTTAACATCAATAATTTAGTTTCATTCTTAAAAAATAAAAATTTTACAATAGACCTTGAATGGGAAAATGATTGTTCCGGATTATTTTTTGCCAAAAACAACAACCTAAATAAATCAAGTTGACATCATAATTTAACGGAGTTTTATGTCTGATAATTACAATGAATTTGCACTGGCTAAAGCAGAAGATGTTTTAGATGAAGAAAAAAATAAAGAATTTACATTAAAAGCTCTTTCTGAATGTAATCGTTGGAGAGCATCTGAAATTGAATTAGCACAGGGAAGATCAAATTTCCAAATTGAAAAGTTTATTATTCATGACAACTTTACAATTCCATCGGCATTTAAAGCAGCAATTATTAATAGAAAGTCTGTTGCCGAAGGATTACTTTCCAGCATTCAAGAAGCAAAAAAACATGCTAGGGAATTTCATTTCAAATGGGAAGGTAAAGATAAATCAAAACCAATTTGGTGGAAAACCAGAGATGGTGGAGAAGAACTTTGTTGGTATGATATTGACGAGTTTCATTTTCATCGTTTTATTGATGGATTGAATTCTGGGTTCAAGGCACAAATTGATGAACTATCTTTTTTCGATAAAGTTATTGAAAGACTTATTGAGTTAAATGGTGGTCATCCTCCAACCAAAGCAGAATTTGATGCCGACCAACCAGTTTATTGGGAAAGAAGATTTGCAAACCAAGCACTTGATGATTTACTAGCAGCACAAACTGGTGTGTCAGGTGGAAATATTCGTTCTATGAGAAGAGCAACGGCACCAACTGTTCTTGATGATGATGTTAATAGAATTAAGGAAGGATATGCTGACCCAACAAACGCAAGGGAATTCCTTGAGAGCCTTCAAAAGCATGTTGCTTCTGGCATTGAAGAAATCAGTGGGATGACAGAAAAACTTCTTGGGGGTAAAGAAGAAACAAAGCAATTAGAACAAGAAAAGGTACCACTTTTTAATAACGATCTACGCCAGTAATTAAATGCCAGGAGATATATTCGGTCTCAGGACAAATAGTAGTAAATTATATGACAAACAAGTAGACAATACTTGGCCGGAGTCTGCTAACTATGGTTACTTTGGTGGTGGTTCTACTCCAGGACCTGTTGTTTGTACCATTGACCGTATTGATTTTTCTAATGAGACTGTATCACTACCTGGATCATCATTAACTAGAGCAATCACTAATACAATATCAACTTCCGGTTCCGATTATGGTTATGGTTATTTTGGTGGTGGTTTTCCAGGAGTTGGCGTTACGGATGAAGTTGACCGTATTGATTTTTCTAATGAAACTGTAGCAGTACCACCAGTAGGAAGTCAATTAACTCAAGCAAGAAATGCTTTAGCAGGAGTTTCTGGTTCAGATTATGGTTATTATGCTGGTGGTCGTGATCCTGCTCTTACTCCAGATCGTGTTTGCACTATTGACCGCATCGATTTTTCTAGTGAAACTGTAGCAGTACCACCAGTAGGAAGTCAATTAACTCAAGCAAGAAATGCTTTAGAAGGAGTTTTTAGTTCCAATTATGGTTACTTTGCTGGGGGTGACAATCCAATATCTGGCGGTTATAAAAATACTATTGATCGCATTGATTTTTTTACCGAAACTACAGTTGCACCAGGAAATAATCTAACTAAAACAATATCTACTTCCGCAGGAGTTTCTGGTTCAGATTATGGTTATTTTGCAGGTGGTTCTTCTCCACCTTATGTTTGCACCATTGATCGCATTGATTTTTCTAGTGAAACTGTATTAGAGATAGGAGGTACTTTATCTGTAAGTAGACAAGGTTCAGCAGGAGTTTTTAGTTCCAATTATGGTTATTTTGGTGGTGGTTTTGACGGATCACGTTTTTGTACCATTGACCGCATTGATTTTTCTAATGAAACTGTAGTAGGACCACCAGTTCATGGAGCAAATTTAACTCAAGCAAGAAATTCTGTAGCAGGAGTTTCTGGCAGACAAACAAGAATAAGACGAACAACTGATAAAACTGGAAGTTCTGTCAGTGGATACGGTTTTTATTTGATGAACGGACTTCCTTCTGGAAGTGCTCCTGGGCAAAGAAATATAATCGATTATGCGACTGAAACTCAAACTACCCCACCAACAGATATGGCTGGTACAGCACAACCTCATGGTAGTATATTTACAAGTATTGATTATGGATATCAAGTAAAAACCGGAACAACAATTTTGGATAGATATGAATTTAAGAATGATACTAGAAGTGCTTTAGATAAGCTTTCAGCAGCAGGAACAGGAAGTTCTTTTAGTAATAATCACTATGGATATTCTACTAGACAGAATGAAACGAATGGTAATAGATACGATAAATCAACAGATACTGATACAATTATAGCAAATATAATATCAGTATCCACAACTCGAACCCCAAGTGGTGTAGCTAATTTTTCTTCTCCTTATTATGGATGGTTTTCTATGGGACAAACTCCAGGATTACCTCCAGTTAGAGCGAGTATTATAGATCGTTTAGAATTTTCAACTGAAACAACTAGTATTGCTCCAGTTCCCACTACATATAGAGTACAGGGCACGGCTGGAGGTAAAGATCTTGTAGGAAGTTATGGATATATCTTTGGTGGTAATGGTCTCTATACTAGCAGTTATTTAAATGTAGCAAATAAATTTGATATGGAAACAGAAACATTTTCTCCAGGAGGGACATATTGTCCTGCTCCCGTAGGAAGAATGGATCTTACCGTAGGGTTATCCAAACATTATGGTTACATAGGACCTGGATACAGACCACCAACTACTCTAAATCGAATGGATAGGTATGAATTTTCCACAAATACTAGTACATCTCCATCAACAACAATGTCAAGTCCTTCTGTACGCGCTTCTCATTGTTTCCCATCAGACATTGCGGTCTAAATATAAAAAAGTGATAAGATAAATGGCAGGAGTATTCGGTCTTTCTGATTTTAGAGTAGAACAGTTAGAAGGTAATATAGATGAATCTGCCAACTATGGTTACTTTGGCGGTGGAATTGATGTTCAAAATACCCCAACTACTATTGTTGATAAAATAGATTTATTTAATGAGACTACATCAGCACCAGGTAATAACCTTCAAACTGCTTTTTCCTCTCTTACGGGAATTAGTAATTCATTATATGGTTATTTTGCTGGCGGATATAATCCTACAACTGGATATGTTGGAACTAATGTAATTTCACGTTTAGATTTTTCAAATGAATTATTAACATCTCCACTTACGGGAAGTCAATTAACTCAGGCAAGATGGGGATTGGGAGGAATTTTTAGTCCACAATACGGTTATTTTGCGGGCGGTCGTTCTAATCCAAATGCTTCTTTGGGACAAGTTTGTACTATAGATCGTATAGATTTTAGTAGTGAAACAGTAGCAGTTCCTCCAGCTCCTGCACCAAATCAATTAACGAGTGCTAGAGCAACTTTTGCTACTTTCAACACCAGTGATTATGGTTATTTTTTTGGTGGATCTTCTCCACCTTATAATTGTGTTGTTGATCGATTAGATTTTTCTAATGAAACTACATCAGCACCAGGGAATAATTTACCAATTGCTAAATCTGGTCAGGGATCAGTCTATACAAAAAACTATGGATATGCAGCTGGTGGACAACATCCGCCAAATGCATTTATTTGTACAATAGATCGTTTGGAATTTTCTAGTGAAACTATAGGGGTGGCGCTAATAGGTTTTACTGAAGAGCGTAATACATGGAGTGGAGTTAGTGGGTTAGATTATGGTTATTTTGCTGGTGGATTTCACCCACCATCTTTTGAATATAGTAAGATTACTCGTCTTGATTTTTCAAATGAAACTACATTTGCACCAGAAGCTCCATCAACATTTAATTTGCCAGCAGGTAGAAATGAGTTGGCATCATTTAGTGGTGGAAAATCAGTAAATTCTAGGATTAGAAAATCCACTGATAAAAACGGAAAAAGCATAAGTGGCAAATATGGATATTATGGTGGAGGGGAACTTCCAGGTTTTCCTTATCAAAACATAGATCGGATGGAATATGCAACCGAAACGATGACAACGCTTCCTATTGATGCTCAGTTAGCTCAACGTAGATCTGAACTTTCTGCTGCCGGAAATAGTAACTATGGATATTTTATAGGAGGACTTTCTAAACCCCAAGCTAGTTCCAAAATAGATCGAATGGATTTTAGTAATGAAACTTTAACTGATAATCTTTCATTGAATCCTCCAGCTTTTGGCGGTTCTGGAATTAAAAGAACAACATCACTTGCAAACAATAATTATATTTACACTGCTGGTGGTGCTGGACCCGCTGGAGGAGATGATGATGAAGTTACAAGAATGGATTTGTCCACAGAAGTATTAACTTCTAGAAATATGTTAACATATGACAGAGCATGGATGTCTTCACTTAAGACCCCAAGTTATGGATACTTTTGTGGAGGAGAAGGACCTCCTCCATTTGGGGGATCGGAGAAAAGCACATATGATAGGTTAGATTTTTCCACAGAATCAGTAAATAATTCTGGTTTTATGATTACAAAAAGACAAGAATTTGCATCATTTCAAAGTCCCGAATATGGATATGTGGCAGGTGGTGGTGGATGGCCCACATATCAATGTCGTATAGAAAGACTAGATTTTTCTTCTGAAACATTTAGTTATACAACAAATTCTATGCCAGAGGGCAGGGAAGGGTTGAATGCATTCTGCAATGAAAATTTTGGATACATTGCCGGTGGATGGAGTCCAGGAAGTAGAAGTGTAATTGATAGAATGGAATTTTCAAGTGAAACTATGTCATTGCCTGGAGTGCAGTTGCAAAAAGGAAATTCTTATTGGGCAGCAACAGTTTCTGATAATGGAATAACTCATACTTAACACATAAATACTGAAAACTATATTATTCTATATGGATATTTTACTTGGAAAAATATTAATTCAACGCAATGTTGTAACAAAGGAAGGATGTAAATATCTAACTGATTATGTAAAAAAATCACCCAAAGATAGAATGGGTGTTTATGATGCAGAGAAATCAAATGATACTAGACAAGATGAGCACAAAATAGATCCTAAAGTAAGAGATGTTTTGTGTGCTGATATAAGTCCAATTATAACAGAAGTTCAATGTCTTTATGAAGACATTGTTAAAAATGTGATTAATCCATTTTATCAATTTAAAGTCAAGGATAGTGAAATACCACAGTTCCTTTATTATGAAAAAGGTGGACACTATAAACCTCACTATGACGGCGAAGGATTATGGACAAATCCTGATGGAACACAACAATGGAAAAAGACTATTGATAGAGACTTATCAACGGTTCTTTTTTTAAATGATGATTTTGAAGGTGGGGAATTTGTTTTTCCTGCATGGAATATTAGTATAAAACCAGAACCGGGATTGTTTATTGCCTTTCCATCAACACATCATTATCTTCATGGTGTTCAACCAGTTATTTCTGGAGAAAGAATCGCAAGTGTTTGTTGGATGAGAGTTGAAGGTGTTCCAACAAAAGAAGATCAGGATAAAGCAATATCGGAAAAGTATGGAATTCAAGCTTATTGATTTAAAAGATTATAACATTTTTGATTTTTATCATAAGCATAGTCAGCACATGGACCACTCTTTCTAACATAATGCAAAAATAATTGCATAAACTGATCACCTTCTTTACATCGAAGAGGTGCTCTCCAGTGGGGAACTTTTATTCCAAGGTATGCTAATCCATGCCCAATAGGAGTTACTACTTTTCTTCTTTTTCCTTGAAGATCTTGAAGTTGTATAGGCCAATCTACTGTTCCATCTATATTCATAGTAACTGATACTTCGCAAGAAGGTCTATCAGTATGTCTAACCATAAAACCTTTATTATGATATGTTGTTGTAAACCAATATGATGGAATTAATTCTTCTCCAAGTATATTTTCAAGAATTGGTTTAACTCTACGAACCACAAAAACAGAAGATGGTGGAGCATAACAACACATTACTTTACCTCTTTCAGGATCATGGTGAGATTTTAATCCACCAAGATCATGAACAGCACCCATTAAGTTTTGATATTTGATTTGTATTGCTTCTGTTGGTGAAATAATATTAGGTAGATAATGCCATCCTCTTTTTTCAAAGTTTGATATTGTTTTATTTTTTAATCCAAATATTTTCATTAATATTATTAAAGTAATATATTATGTATCCTTCAACCCTAACAAAGGTATTCTACTTATATTTGGATCACTTGTCAAGGGGTTGTTTTTTTGCTATAATAAAATGTAGGATTGTTTTATATGGATGATATGAATTTTTCTCAGTATGCTTTGAATTCTGGAGGAATTGTAGAACCTTTAATTATTCCATCCGAACATACTAATGGTACTGGCCTTTTCAATCCATCGGTTTTTGTTGATGGAAATGATATTTTTGTAAATATAAGGCACTGTCAATATACGCTGTACCATTCTGAAAAGAATAACTATGAGCATCAGTGGGGACCTCTTTTATATTTAAATCCAGAAAATGATATTTCTTTGACAACTACAAATTATTTTGGAATTTTGGATGAAAATTTAATTTTAACTTCATTTGATAAAATAGATACTTCTAACTTTGATAGAAAACCTTTATGGGAATTTGTCGGGTTGGAAGATTGTAGAATTGTTAAATGGGAAGAAAAATTTTATCTTTGTGGTGTTAGGAGAGATACAACTACAAATGGTGTTGGTAGAATGGAATTATCTGAAATCGATATTCCCAATTCATTTAAAGAAATTAATCGGCATAGAATACCTGTACCTGAAAATTCAGATAGTTATTGTGAAAAAAATTGGATGCCTATATTAGATCAACCATATCACTTTGTTAAATGGTCCAATCCAGTACAAATTGTTAAATATGACATAAAAACTAATACAACCAAAACAGTTTTTCTTGGTAATCTTAAAGAAAATATGATGCAAAATCTGAGAGGAGGATCTCAGGTAATGCCATATAAAGATGGATATATATGTATACACCATATTACATATCTTTTTCGTAGTGAACAAGATAGAAAAAATGCAACATATCGGCATGTATTTACTTATTGGGATAAGAATTGGAATGTTTTAAAACAATCTAAACAGTTTGATTTTATGGGAGCAAATATTGAATTTTGTTGTGGTATGTCTAAGTATAAAGATGATTATATAATTACATTTGGATTGCAAGATAATGCTTCTTATGTTTTAAAAATTTCTGAAGATGCGTTGGAGAATTTTATAAATGAATGAAAAAAATTATTTAATTGAATATATTCTAGATCCAGAAAATCCTGAAACTAATTTTAATTTAGCAACAGAATATTTTTCTATAGGGCAAACTGCTGCAGCAATTTCATTCTTTCTTAGATGTGCCGATAGATCTGGAGACGATTTAGACCTAGCATATGAGTGTTTACTTCATATTGGAACTTGTTTTGATCTTCAAGGAAATAGATTTGAACATGTTCGTTGCATGTATAAACATGCAATGTCTATTCTTCCAAAAAGACCTGAAGCATATTATAAACTCGCAAACTTCCAAAATTGGCACAACCAATATCAAGATGCATATTATTTGTGCAAACAGTCTTTAGAAAATTGTGATTTCGATTCACCTAAACTTAGATTAGAATGTGGATATCCAGGTAAGTGGGGTATTTTATATGAAAAGGTAGTATCATCTTGGTGGTGGGGAAAAACGGAAGAACATAAAGAAGGTCTTCTTGATTTAAGAAATATGTATTTCAATGATTTGGATGATTATCATAAAAATTTTGTACAGACAAAGATTAAAAATTTAAATATTGAGGTTGAAGAAAAAAATGTGGATAAATTGGAAATTGGAAGAAAAAAAATTATAGATTGTTTTAGATTCTTTAATGAAAAAGAGTTGTTAGAACTAAGGTATAAACTTCTTCATGATAAAGTTGATAAGTTTATAGTTCTTGAGGGAACAAAAACTCATAGTGGAAATGATTGGAAACCTTTGGCAAAAGAATATATCAAGGAATTGAATTTGCCAGAGGAAAAATTTATTTTTGTTCAGACTAACCTTCCATCAAATGATGAAGATGTTGAAAATACTGAATTTGACATTATTTTTCGCTCTTTGTCTGGAAAATCAAATGATACTTATAAAAATTCTTTGAATGCAAGAACAAGAGAGAGATTAGTCTTAGATGATTTGCTTTCTGTTATTTCGCAATTTGATGATAGAGATATATTTTTTGTTTCAGATGCTGATGAAATTATCAACCCAAAATATATAAATTATTTTACTTATAATATATCTAAGAATCAAAATAAAATTATTAAAATACCCCTAGTGGAACTAGAAGGAAGAGCAAATTTTAGAGTATATCATTCCGATACTAATATTCCATTAAGTATCGACAATGTTTTTTTCGTATGCACTAAGAAGCATTTTGAAAAAGCAACTCCCGCTCAGATGAGATTTAATATTCAAAATCCTTTTGAAACAGTATATGTTACAGAAGATGGAAAGAGATTAAAAGATTGTGGGTGGCATTTTAGTTGGATGGGTGATTCTAGTAGATTAAAGACAAAACAAAAATCAACATCACATTATGCAGATCACATAGAATCTGCAATCATAAAAGACATGAATTCAAAAGAACTTGAAGACTATATCGACAAATGGACTCCAAAAGATAATGGTTTAAATACGTGGGGAAATAAAAAAGTAGTTTTAAGGAATTATGATTTAAATAATCTTCCATCAGAAATACTTGAGTTTGAACATTTAAAAAAGTTTTTTATACCAGAAACTTTAAATATAGAACCTCATGATCCATTTATAAAAGAATCAACAAGAAGAACAGATATTATTAATTTTCTAATCGAAAAAACAAAATCCAAAAAATATTTGGAAATAGGAGTTAGTAAAGGAGATAATATTTCAAATATAATATGTGATTATAAAGTTGGTGTTGATCCAAATGAGGATAGTCCAGCAACATTTCATTTAACTTCGGATGAGTTTTTTAAACAAAATAAAGAAAAGTTTGATATTATTTTTATTGATGGACTTCATGAATATAATCAAGTTTTAACGGACATTTTAAATTCCCTTGATATTTTAAATGTTGGTGGGTATATTATTTGTCATGATATGAATCCAACGAAAGAAGAATATCAAAGACCATATCCTGTTGTTGATACTTGGAATGGGGATTCTTGGAAAGCATTTGTTCATCTTCGTAAGGAGAGAAATGATTTGGAAATGTTTGTTGTTGATACTGATCATGGGTGCGGAGTTATTAGAAAAGGTATTCAAAATTTAGTTGAAAAAAAAGAAGATCTTGTATATGAAAATCTTGAAAGAAATCGTGAAGAATGGTTAAACTTAATAAAAGTTTCGGATTTTAAAAAATTATTTGAGTATGAAAGTTCTATTCCCATGATAGGAGTTCCTATAGTAAATGGAGTTCACTGGTTAAAACGATTAATAGATAGCGTTGATTATCCCGTAAAAGAGTTTTTTATTATTAATAATAATGGAAAAGGGGAAATTGATGAGGACTTAAATAAGATAGCAAGTATAAAACATCCATTTATAGAAAAAATTAAAGTAACCCATCTACCATCTAATCTTGGGGTAAGTGGTGCATGGAATTTGATTATTAAATCATATATGAATTGTCCGTATTGGATCATTGCAAACAATGATATTTGTTTTACATCTGGTTTACTGAAGAAAATGAATGAAGAAGCATTAAAAACAGATTCCGGTATGATACACGCTAAAAAATCTGATTGGGGAGGTGGATCTTATGATTTATTTTTAATAAAAGATTGGGTTGTCCAAGAGTGTGGATTATTTGATGAAAACTTATATCCAGCTTATATAGAAGATGTTGATTATCACATTAGAATAACAACAAAAAACATAAAATCCAGTTTCTTAAATATTGACTATCTGCATGGAGAATCTGACTATAAAACTAGTGGTTCTCAAACCTGGAGATTAAATATGGATTTAAAGGAAAAAGTGAATAAATCGCGAACATTAAATAAAAATGAATATCTTACTAAGAAATGGGGAAAAAATTTTTTTTCAGATACATATTCTAATCCATTTAATAATGAAACCTATGATATATCATATACTACTTATGATTTAAATTTTAATAGACAAAAATATTTGGGATTTTAAATGAAAAACACCACTAAAATTTTAAGTTCATATCGTCAACTTGCAATGAAAAAAATTATTGATTACTTTTTTTTCTTTAATGAAAAAGAACTTCTTGAACTAAGATTAAATTTATTAAAAGATTATGTTGATGAATTTATTATTGTAGAAGCTAGTCATACATTTAGTGGAAATAAAAAAGAGTTTATTTGTAAAGATTTGATTAAAGAATTTGGTTTTGAGAATCAAGTTACTGTAATTGAAATTGATTATGATAAAATAAATTTAACGCCAGATGAAGTTGATTTTTATGAAGCAAGCGTGGCAAAAAATACTGGTCGAGAATTATATTGGACTAGAGAAAGACTGCAAAAAGATGGACTACTTAATATTATTGACAAATATGATGACGATACCGTTTTTATTTCTAGTGACTGTGATGAGATAATAAATCCAGAGTTTATTGAATATTTTTCAAATGTGTGTAGATGTTTAAATGGCAATTATTTAAAAGTTCCTTTAGTTCTTCTGGAAGGTAGAGCGGATAAAAGACTTTTTATTGACGATACTCCTGCAGATTGGAGTAAATCTTTAGTTTTATGTACTGCTAAACAATTAAAAAATGGAGGATCTCCGACCAAATTTAGGGGACAATATAAATGTCCCATTTCTCCAGTTTGGGTAACTCAAGATAATAAAATCATTCAAGATTGTGGATGGCATTTTACATGGATGGGAGAAGAAAGGAGAAATGAAAAGGCAAAATCCTTCTGTAATCATGGAAATTTGTCTGTAGTAAATAACTTATCAGTAGAATCATTCAAACAAATTGTTAAAGATGATAAACTCGTTGAGGAATATAAAAATAAATGTAATTATGTTCTGAAAAATTACCCATTAGAATCTCTTCCTCAAATTATTTTTAAATTACCTAGAGTCAAAGAATTTTTGTTACCCCAAGAAAAAAATATAGAAACAGGTTTAAATTTTGGTATATCATCTAACACAAAATCAACTACATGGATGGTGGACAATTTTTATGAAAATCCGGATTCAATAAGAAAATTTGCATTGGAACAAGATTATCATATTGGTGGTATTGGTAGAGGGTATATTGGTAATCGAACCCATCAACAGTTTTTATTTCCAGGACTCAAAGAAAGATTTGAGCAAATAATGGGTAAAAAAATTACTAAGTGGAAAGAGCATGGAATGAATGGTAGATTCCAATATTGTTGGTCTGGGCAACCAATTGTATATCATTGCGACTCTCAGATGTGGGGAGGTATGCTATATTTAAGTCCAAATGCTCCTTTTGAGTGTGGCACAACTTTGTACGCACACAAAAAAACAAGAGCTAGAACATATAATGAAGAAGGGTATGATGCTTCTTGGAAAGATATTCCGGGAGATTATCATTTAGATGGAACTCCTTTTGAACCAGTAGATGTTCTTGGCAATGTTTATAATCGTTTGGTCATCTTTGATGCTAGTTGTATTCATTCTGCATCAAAGTATTTTGGTACAGTAAAAGATAACAGTAGATTGTGGCAAATGTTCTTTTTTGATACGGAAAATTAAGATGAATATAGAATTTCTATTTCTGGAAACGTGTATTTTAATAAAAAAATTTTTTAATTATTTTATCTCTATCTATTTTTGGTTTTTATGTTACAATCATAAATATCATATATGGGATATAGAAATATAGGAGTATTTTGCGGTGCCATTGAATAAACCTTCGGACTTCTTTGAGAAGAAAAAGAATGAAGAAAAGTTAAATAATGAAGAAATAGAAATTGAATCTCAAAAAAAAATTTTATCTCCTTCCGATTTATTGGATGAGAAGGAAGAGATTGTTGTTGAAGAAAATAATGAGGAGGAGGAAGTAGTAGAAGGTGTAGATAATGTTGAGAATAAAAACTATCAAAGAATTATAGAACTTGAGAAATTAGTTGAACAAGTAAAATCTCAAGTTTCTAATATTCCTGAAGTAGTTGATTATAAAAAAGATATAGGACAACTGTCTGTAGAATTAGATAGGCTTCGTAGAGCATTTGGTTATAGTGAAGCAGAAAAATTATTAGTTAAACCTTTACAATTTCCAGAAATTCCTGAAGTAAAATATTATGATGAGGATATAAAATTACTTCATAAATTAGTCGCAGAAATACAACAAAAACAAGAAATTGTTTCTTTGTCTGAAGGACTTCTCGATGAAAAAAATCCTGATGCTAATACGAATTTTGCAACCTTAGATGATCTTTCAAATCACTATCGTCTTTTTGTCAATCGTATTCAACAACAATTATCCACATTAGGTGGAGGTGGTGAGACGCAACTTAAGTATCTTGATGACATTGTTGGTATTGCTACTAATGCATCTGCATATGATGGTAAGTTTTTAAGATATGATCATTCGATAAGGAAGTTTGAATTTGTAACTAACAATAGCGGTGGCGGTGGCGGTGGAACAGGTTACTTTGAACAGACTGCTGCCGGTATTCATACTACAAGTAGCGTCGGCATTGGAACTACGGCAGATTCTGAATATAGTCTGCTTGTCGAAGGAGATGCAAGAGTTACTGGCATTTTAACTGTCGGTCCTGCTTCCGTAACTATTGATGGTATCAATAATGAAGTTACTATTGGTGCTGGTGTAACAATCTACGGAAACACTGGTATTATTAGTGCTACTTCGTTTTACGCTAATGGTTCTTTCCTAACTGGTACTCAAGGAACCGATGGAACCCAAGGAACCACAGGTACTCAAGGTACAGATGGTACTCAGGGAACTACAGGTGATGGTACTCAGGGAACTGATGGCACACAAGGAACCGATGGAACTCAGGGAACTACAGGTACTCAAGGTACAGATGGAACTCAGGGTACTGATGGAACCCAAGGTACAGATGGAACTCAGGGTACTGATGGTACTCAGGGAACTACAGGTGCTGGTACTCAGGGAACCGATGGAACTCAGGGTACTGATGGTACTCAGGGAACTACAGGTTCTGGTACTCAAGGAACCGATGGAACTCAGGGTACTGATGGTACTCAGGGTACTGATGGTACTCAGGGAACTGCAGGTTCTGGTACTCAAGGAACTGATGGAACCCAAGGTACTGATGGAACCCAAGGTACAGATGGAACTCAGGGAACTACAGGTTCTGGTACTCAAGGAACTGATGGAACCCAAGGAACCGATGGAACCCAAGGAACCACAGGTACTCAGGGAACCGATGGAACCCAAGGTACTGATGGAACCCAAGGTACTGATGGAACTCAGGGAACTACAGGTTCTGGTACTCAAGGAACTGATGGAACCCAAGGTACAACAGGAACTCAGGGAACCGATGGAACCCAAGGAACCACAGGTACTCAAGGAACCGATGGAACTCAAGGAACCACAGGTACTCAGGGTACTGATGGAACTCAGGGAACCACAGGTACTCAGGGTACTGATGGAACTCAGGGAACCGATGGAACCCAAGGTACTGATGGAACTCAGGGAACTGATGGAACCCAAGGTACAGATGGTACTCAGGGAACTGATGGTACTCAAGGAACCGATGGAACTCAGGGTACTGATGGCACTCAGGGAACTACAGGTTCTGGTACTCAAGGTACAGATGGTACTCAAGGAACCACAGGTACTCAGGGTACTGATGGAACCCAAGGTACAGATGGTACTCAGGGAACCGATGGAACCCAAGGTACTGATGGTACTCAGGGAACCGATGGAACCCAAGGAACCACAGGTACTCAGGGTACTGATGGAACCCAAGGTACAGATGGTACTCAGGGAACCGATGGAACCCAAGGAACCGATGGAACCCAAGGAACCACAGGTACTCAAGGTACTGATGGTACTCAGGGAACCGATGGAACCCAAGGAACCACAGGTACTCAAGGTACTGATGGTACTCAGGGAACCGATGGAACCCAAGGAACCACAGGTACTCAGGGTACTGATGGAACTCAAGGAACCACAGGTACTCAGGGTACTGATGGAACCCAAGGAACCACAGGTACTCAGGGTACTGATGGAACTCAGGGAACCGATGGAACTCAAGGAACCACAGGTACTCAGGGAACCGATGGAACCCAAGGTACTGATGGAACCCAAGGAACCACAGGTACTCAGGGAACCGATGGAACCCAAGGTACTGATGGAACCCAAGGAACCACAGGTACTCAAGGAACCGATGGAACCCAAGGTACTGATGGAACCCAAGGAACCACAGGTACTCAAGGAACCGATGGAACCCAAGGTACTGATGGAACCCAAGGAACCACAGGTACTCAAGGAACCGATGGAACTCAAGGAACCACAGGTACTCAGGGTACTGATGGAACCCAAGGTACTGATGGAACTCAAGGAACCACAGGTA